GATTGAGGCGAACGATGTCCGCAAGGTCACCGCTCAGCTCCGTGGCGCGAACGTCCCCACCTTCAACGGCCTGTACATGGGCTTCATCCACCCTGACGTGTCCTACGACCTCCGGTCGGAGACGGGCGCGGCCGCGTGGCGTGACCCGCACGTGTACGTCGACACCGACATGATCTACAACGGTGAGATCGGCGCCTTCGAGGGTGTCCGTTTCATCGAGACGCCGCGCGCCAAGGTGTTCGAGGACGCCTCGGACGGCTCCGGGTCGGCCGGTGACATCGACGTGTACTGCACGCACATCATGGGCCGTCAGGCTCTCGCCAAGGCTCACTCCATCGTTGACGGCAACGGCCCCGTGCCGAAGATCGTCCGTGGTCCCATCGTGGACACGTTGGAGCGCTTCCAGCCGGTCGGCTGGTACTGGCTCGGTGGCTACGGCCGGTTCCGTGAGGCTTCGCTTCGCCGGATCGAGTCGTCGTCCAGCATCGGCGCCAACAGCTGATTCCAGCTCCCCTAGCGTCAGCCCCCCGTTTCGGCGGGGGGCTTTCGCTTTTCTGGTGTTGTATAATGCTGATACCAGTTCGCCTACCCTGAGGTGTTTTCGATGAGTATTTCTAACTATCTGGAAGATCAGCTTCTGGACACGTTGCGGAACGGGTCGTTTGCTGTGGCGAACGTCTATTTGCAGTTGCATACGGGTGATCCTGGTGAGGATGGTACGTCGAATGCGGCGTCGGAGACTTCTCGTCAGGCTGCGACGTTTGCTGCGGCGTCGGGTGGTTCGATGGCGACTTCGGCTACTGCGGAGTGGACGAGTGTTGCGGCGACTGAGACGTATTCGCATTGGTCGTTGTGGGATGCGGCGTCTTCTGGGAACTGCCTGTGGACTGGTGCTTTGTCGGCGTCGGCTGCTGTGGTGGCCGGTGACACGTTCCAGATCACTTCGTTGACGTTGACCCTGGACTGAGTCTGTGGCGACGAATTTTCCTGCGTCGCTTGACTCGCTGACGAATCCGACTTCTTCGGATTCGTTGAATTCGCCTTCTCATTCGGCGCAACATGCGAACTCGAATGATGCGATTGAGGCTTTGCAGGCGAAGGTGGGGGTGGATTCTTCGGCTGTCACTAGTTCGTTGGATTATAAGGTTGCCCAGTTGGAGGCTGGTGCGACGGGCGGCAAGATTTTGCAGGTCGTATCCACCACCAAGACCGACCCGTTCACGACTACTTCAACCTCGTTCACGGATGTCACCGGCCTGTCCGTCTCAATAACGCCAACTTCAGCGACCTCAAAGATTTTTGTTCTCTACGATCTCAACTGGTCCGCCGATGGCGTTGGCTACAACCTCACACTTCGGATTATGCGAGATTCAACCGAGATCGGGTCCGGCACCCCCGCCGGAGTCAGGAAGACTGCTAACAAGTCAAGCCGCCTTGCGACTAACTATTGGGGAACGATGACGGGTGGCTACCTCGACAGTCCAGCCACCACCGCGGCGACGACCTACAAGATACAAGTTGTCCAGCGAGGCGGCACGGCCTCAATCAATCAACATTCACTCAACGTGGACGACACCCTTCCCGATAGCGCCCGAACCGCCTCCACCATTACCGTGTTTGAGGTGTCAGCATGACCAACTATCCCGCTGTCCTGACCGTCAACTATCCCGATGCTGAGTGGACTCTTGACGGCGACACCTACGACGGGCTGACATGGCTCAGCGACACGCCGAAGCCGACTCAGGCTGAGTTGGATGCGGCATGGCCCACAGTCCAACAAGCTGAGGCTGATGCTGTGGCCGCCAAGCAAGCCGCCCGTCAGTCCGCTATCAGCAAACTTGCCGCACTAGGACTAACCGTCGACGAAATCAATGCCGCTTTCGGATTGGAAAGCTGATGGCTACGAACTTTCCTGCATCGCTCGACACGCTCACCAACCCGTCGGCTACCGACACCCTGGATTCGCCGCCGCATGATGAGCAGCACGCTGACGCTAATGACGCTATTGAGGCGTTGCAAGCAAAGGTTGGTGTTGATTCGTCTGCGGTTGCGACTTCGCATGATTACAAGATTGATGCGTTGGAGACGGATGTTACGAACATCAACGAACTCCAGTTGAATCAGCAGGTCGGCACTACTTACACGTTGGTTCTTGCTGATAGCGGCAAGCTGGTGGAAATGAACAACGCTTCTGCGAACACGTTGACTGTTCCACCGAACTCGTCTGTTGCCTTCCCCGTCGGTTCACAGATTCTGGTCCTTCAGACTGGTGCGGGTCAGACGACTGTTGCGGCTGGTGCTGGTGTGACCGTGAACTCCAAGGACGGCAACCTGAAGTTGTCGGCCCAGTGGTGTGCGGCGACGTTGATCAAGCGTGCCACCGATGTGTGGGTGGTTGTTGGCGATTTGAGCGCCTGATGCGTTTGTCTACTATTGCTGGTATTACCAGTGCTGGTCGTGTGCCGTTGGAGGTTGCCTATCTTGTGATCGCTGGCGGCGGTGGTGGTGCTACTGGCAATACTGGCGCTAGTTGGGGCGCTCAAGGTGGAGGTGGTGGAGCCGGTGGCTATCGGAACGCTTATGCCTCAGAAACGTCGGGTGGCGGGGCTGCTACTGAAACTCCACTCATCCTAACTGCGGGGGTTTCGTACACTGTCACGGTCGGCGGTGGTGGTGCTGGAGGTGTCGGTGTTTCCGTGAACGGAACTCAGGGCAGTAACTCTGTGTTGGCTACGATTACCAGCACAGGCGGCGGTCGTGGTTCTACAACTTTGACCGCTGGCGGTTCCGGCGGTTCCGGTGGCGGCGGCGGCGGCCCAAACGGAGGAAGTGGCGCTGGCACCAGCGGTCAAGGGAAAAACGGCGGCACGGGTGTTCAGGGTGGCGGCGGCGGCGGTGGCGGTGCTAACGCCGTTGGAGGAACCGGTCAAGGTTACAACGTAGTAGGACTGAGCGCCCACGGCGGCGTGGGAGGTAACGGTCTAGCATCTTCGATTACCGGATCATCGGTAACCCGTGCTGGTGGTGGTGGCGGTTCCAGTGAGTTCGTGTACGCCCAACCGGGAGGCTCTGGAGGCGGCGGCAGAGGTTCCAGATCGAATAGTTACATTTCTGCCACCTCTGGCACAACCAACACTGGAAGCGGCGGCGGTGGCGATGACGGCTACGCCCTGGGCAGAAATGCGGGAAGCGGCGGTTCAGGTTTGGTTGTTTTACGCTACCCTGACGTTTACACGATCACACTCGGCGCAGGACTTACCGGCACAACCACCACCGACGGTACTGACAAAGTGACCACTATTACTGCTGGCTCCGACAATGTGAGTTGGTCATAATGGCACACTACGCATTTCTAGATGATAACAACATCGTGACCGAAGTGATTGTTGGCCGCAACGAGGATGAGGCTGTTGAAGGCACTTCTGATTGGGAAGCCTATTACGGTGAGTTTCGAGGCCAGCGTTGTGTTCGTACTTCGTACAACGGCAACATTCGCAAGAATTATGCCGGGATCGGTTACCGGTACGACGAAACGCTGGACGCTTTCATCCCGCCACAGCCATACCCGTCATGGGTGTTGGATGAGGACACTTGTTTGTGGGATGCTCCGGTTGCCTATCCTGATGACGGCCTCATGTACAATTGGGACGAAGCTTCGCAATCCTGGCAGGAAGTAACTGATGGGCTCTAATTTTCCTTCTTCGCTTGACACGTTTACGAATCCGTCGTCTACGGATGCGATGGATTCTGTGTCGGTGCCTCATGCTACGCAGCATTCGGATTTGAATGATGCTGTTGAGGCGTTGCAGGCGAAAGTTGGTGCGGATTCAAGCGCGGTTACTAGCAGCCATGATTACAAGATTGCGGATCATGCGTCACGGTTGACGACGTTGGAGGCGAACGAATCGTTAGTCAAAGTAACGTCAGCAACATTCAGTGGTTCGTCGGCTGTTGCGTTTGCTTCGGGCGTGTTTACAACCGACTATGACAACTACCGAATTCTTCTTGAATTTGCTGCAACATCAACTTCTGGTCTGGCTTGTCAAGTCAATGTTTCTGGATCGGCTCAAAGTTCAACTCTGTATTTTGGAAGTTATTGGGAAATTAGAACGGGTGCTCTTGTCGGAGCTGCCTCAGCAACTAGCCACACGATTATGCACGCAAACGGCACGACTCCTTCCCACAGTTCGTTGTCTATTGATATTTTCAAACCTGCTACGGCTTCGGTCCGTACTGGATGGCACGGAACTTTTTATGGTTCAAATAGTGTAGGAAGTTTTTCCGCGGGGATAACGGGGGCAGAATATAATCTTGCTGAGGCGCACGATGGCCTGACGTTTACGCCGTCCTCTGGCACAATTACGGGGAAGTACACGGTTTATGGCTACAACTAATCCCACCATCAACATTGGCGGCGTTGACCGTTTGATGACTGACGAAGAAATGGCTCGTTACCAGAACGTCATTGACGATCTGCAAGCACAAGCTGACGCTGCAGCCGTCAAAGAAGCTGCCCGTGCTTCCGGGGTAGCCAAACTTGAAGCCCTCGGACTCACCGTGGACGAGGTGTCCGCAGTCTTCGGAGTCTAACAATGGCACGGCTGTACGAGTCGTCCACCGACTACGAAGAAAACGTAACCTACGCAGGCGACACCCTTGCCTCCGACCGGTACGACTCCGAAGCCGACTACGACCGCATCACCGCCACCTACGAAGGTGCAGTCAGCGACACCCCGCAAGGGTACGCCTCCACCGCAACCACCTACAACGCCGTCACATCGTCCTACAACGGCTCAAAAACCGTTGACCGGACCGCCACAGGCACCGGCACCGGGGCATCCGCCACCGTCCAACTCACCATCCACCCACGCACCAGCAGCTCATCTGGCGCTGGGGCATCCACCTCGACCGGTGTCCGAATCGTCCCACGCACCGCAACCGGCGCAGGCACCGGCACGTCAAACAACGCCATCCTCCACGAACACCTCCGCACCTCCTACGGGACCGGAGGCGCAACAGCCGGCGACACAGCCATCGGCCTGCACATCCACCCTCGAACCGGCAGCGGCACGGGCGCAGGCACAGGCGTCACCACATCACGCCGCCTATACCGGCGCACCGGGGCAGGCACCGGCACAGGAACCCAAACCGGTGCAGGACGCCGCTACCAGGTGTTCCGCCCGCCCACCGACAACCAGGTCGATTTCACCGGCTCCGATTTCTACGGGATCGACATGATCCCCGCCAACAAACTTGTGTACTCGCTGTATCGCCACTATCAGCCCGGTCCGCGTGGCCGCAACGTGTGGAAGTTGACTGACGGGACGTTTACCGAGAATCAGCCGATGGACGACACCGACATTGCGATCATCTATCAGGGCGGGCATGATCATGTGTTGTTTGATGATGATGAGCGGGACGCTTTGATTGCTGCCGGTTACGGCCCGTACATCTCGTAGACTGTTTCACATGAAACATCGTGAGGTTCATCCCGAGTTGGATGTGGAGGGC